AAAAAAAGTTAAGTGCCCTATCTGCGGTGAATATGCAGAACGTGTACAGAGCACATCTTTTATTGAAGCATCTGCAGCTGAACTTGAAAAAATTAAACATCATCTATCCGAACTAAATGTTGCTCAGCAAGGCGTCAATCATCAACAAAAAACGATCATTACCACAATCAGGGCATTAGAAGAAAAGAAAGATGCTATTGATACCCTGATTACTAAGCAATTACAGCCTCAATTAAGTTCTTTTGAAGAAAAACTTGAACAACATCTAAAACTGATACGGCTTTCAGGAGAGCTCGATTTTGTCCGTCAAGACGAAATACAGTACAGTAGTGAGTTGTTCAACAAGGAAACAGAAGAAGTATCGCGCCCCTCGAAGTATAATGTGTTCGAGGATTATGACTACGATCTCATCAAAGGCTTTGAAAAGAAACTTCAGCAGATTTTGAAAGCCGCCCATATTGGAGGAGCGAGTTCAGCAAGACTTAATATGGAGAACTTCGACATTGAGATTGATGGGCTTAAAAAATCCGTCTCAATGGGTGGAGGCTTCTGCGGACTACTGAACACAATCACAACAATGGCGATGAGTTCATACCTCATTGATCTTGGAAGGAGTGCTCCCGGCTTCTATGCAGTCGATTCCTCCTTGACGCAGCTCTCTGAAGCGGAACATAAAGAACAAAACGATACCATAAAACAGAATTTCATAAATTATCTCATCTCTAATGCCCACGAACGACAGGTCATCATTGTTGAGCAAACAAAACGTATGCCCTTCATTCCCACTGACAGTGAGGAAAATGCTGTCCATGTTATTCAATTCTCTAGAAACAAAGAAAAAGGTAGGTATGGATTTTTGAATGATGTGTATAATGCGGAAGATCAATAATCCTTATTCACCTTTGAAAAATTTGAGCATGGAGCTCTATTATGTTATATAAAAGAATAGAGTATGGTATGCCCCCCTCAATTTGTATAGTGAAGATATGTGATCTCAATTGTTAGAATCCATCCAACAATACAGAAGCACAATATGCTTTGGAGGAATCGATATATGCCCGAAAGTCAAAATGTAGAATATAAAGAGTCTTGGCGGGACGAGTATCTGAAATGGCTCTGTGGTTTTGCCAATGCACAGGGCGGCACGATGTACATCGGTGTGAATGATTCCGGAAACATCGTCGGTGTAAAGAACATCAAAAAGCTGATGGAGGATATTCCGAATAAAATCCAGTCCGGTCTTGGAATCGTTGCGGATGTCAACAAACACACAAAAGATGGTGTGGAGTATCTCGAAATCAAAGTAGAGCCTAGCACTTTCCCTATCAGCTATCATGGAGAATTCCATTATCGCAGCGGAGCCACGAAACAACAACTAACCGGAATTGCGCTATCGCAGTTTATCATGCGAAAGACAGGGGTTCGTTGGGAGGATGTAACAGTCGAGGATATTACAGTAGATGACCTTGATGAGGAGAGCTTCAAAATCTTCCGTAGAGAAGCCCTCAGAAGCAAACGAATGGCTCAGGAGGATCTTGATCTTTCTAACGCAGAGCTTTTAAGCAAGTTGCACCTGATGTCCAACGGCAAACTAAAAAGATCAGCAGTGTTGCTCTTTTACCACGATCCCAGTGTTGTACAAAATGGTAGTTATATAAAAATCGCTAAGTTCGGAGATGGAGCGGACCTGCAATATCATGACGATCTTGAAAATTCGTTGATAAAGAATGCAGATCAAGTAATCGACCTGATTTATCTGAAGTATCTGAAAGCTAATGTCTCATATATACATGATCGACGAGTGGAAATATACCCTTATGCAAGAGATGCCATCCGTGAGGCAGTATATAACGCGATTGCCCACACCTGCTATATGTTTGGGACTCCCGTTCAGATTCGCATTGAGGATGAAGCGTTTATCATAAGCAATCAGTGCATTCTTCCAGATGGATGGACGGTAGAGACATTGATGGAGCCTCATGACTCCGTACCGTATAATCCAGATATTGCAAACGTATTCTACCGTGCCGGATACATTGAACATTGGGGACGCGGTATCGAAAAAATCTGCGAGGCCTGTAAAGAGCTGGGGGCAGACCTTCCGTTTTATGAACTACGAGGAAATGGACTTCGAGTACATTTCAAGGCACTCCAAGGTGCACTTATTGCTCATCCAAAATCTCAAAACCGACATGATGGCGGTTTAGATGTCGGTTTGGATGTCGGTATAGCGGGTAGGATTCTGGAGTTGCTCATAGATAATCCCAAAATAACAATGGCTAAAATGGCAGAAAGACTGAACGTAGCAAAAAGGACAATTGAACGTGAAGTAAAACAGCTTCGTGAGACTGGTCGCGTAGAGCGCGTTGGCAGTAAACGATTCGGACACTGGAAAATCAACGATTAAATATTGTAGGGTCGAGGCATAAGATTTCCCATGCACTCGACCCTACAACTTTTTCCCCCAACGATCCCTTATTCCTTAACTTTAAATCCAAGAAAATATGTATCATTATTGTCGAACGTGACTACATGTATATTATCCTCAACCTTTTTCTTGGTTTCTTCACTACAATCAACATGTCTTATGCAACAGTCAATAAACATCTTTTTGATAGAATCTCTGTCTTCATCTCCATGTTTATAAATTATAAGCTCTACATCTCTATCTAAAATTGATTGAAATATCTCATCCATCCACCAAGCATCTGTTCTTCCTAATGACATCCCATATATTATAAACAGCTCGGCTTCTTCCATATATGATTTATACTTTACGTCATATTGACTCCAATATGATTTGACCAATCTCTTTTCTTGTGATTCCCCTTTATCATATTCAGGAAGATCAATCCCAAAAAGAATTGATCTAGGTATATCTTGTGTTCCATGGGGATGTATAATCTCAGAAACAAGATACGATGACCATCTTGTATCGGAGCCAAATTTTTTCTTATTTACACCAAAAGATAAATGTGTATCAACCGTTCTATAACAATGAGGGTCGAATTGTATTTTATCTAAATACAAGTAGTTATCTAATAGTGAAGTATAGTTAAAATTGGCAAATACATAATAGAATAAATCATAGTGCCTCGTTTTTGATATAAATCTAAGGCTATCTGGAGATCCCAGATCTTTTAAAAAGCTTGCCATAGATTGTATCGACAAATGATTTTTACTTACAAATTTACTCAACTCTAGCAAAGTTTCTGCATCAACTAATTCATTAAGAAATTTTGTAAAATATGCCTGAAACTTATCTATACAAGTCTCTAACTCTTTAATAGAAACATGTTCATTGAATAATTCACTGATAGTATTTTCGAAGTCGCTCCAATTCTCTTTCCCTCTCCTTCTGTCTTCTTTCATTTTTTCATATAAAATGTTCGTATCATCGGATAAGTTAAAGTAAGTTATGTAGTCATAAAAATCTGCATAACTTGTTGTTTTTCCATTCATTTTCCCTTTTTTAAATTTGTTCAAAACTGATATATCAAACCCATTGCCAACCAACACAAATATATTATGCTGTACATTTTTTTGATTATCAAATTTTTCAAACACCTCAGTGTCATACTTTTTGAACATATACTGTTATTTCCTCAAACTCTCTAAATAACAACAAAAACGAATGACCTCACGCAGTTGATCTCAGGGAAGATATATTAGCTTGTGTATTGTCTGTGACAATCGCCTCTCGTTCATCATTACATTGTATCGTTATCGACGTTACTTCGTTCATTGCCGCTACCAAAATGATACTAGAGGGAAAGGTCAGTGTTGCATTTGCACGCGACAC